CTAAGATAATTTAGTTGCAACACCATTGCTTGAAAAGCTGTAGCCATAAAGTTCACAATCATGAGCCATCATACCATTTGAATACATTAAATAATCTTTACCATCATCATGTATCCAGCCTGTCTGCATAGCTCCAGTGTGATCTAAATAGTACCATTCACCATCTATTCTTTGCCAGCCAGTTTGCATAGCTCCACTTTCATTAAAATAGTACCATTCATTTTCTAAAAGCACCCAGCCTATTTTCATAGCTCCATCCTCACTTCTGCCCATATAATACCAGTTGATTCCATCTTTCTTCCAATCATAAATCATCCATCCATCTGAATCAAATACATACCATTTACCATTAATCTTTTCCCAGCCGCTCTTGGTATAACTTCCATCTGAATGTTTATACCACCACTTGCCAGTAGGTGCATCTTCTAACCATACACCAGGAATTGTTTGGTCATTAATTAATGCCGCCTCTGTAAATACATTTATATCGCATTTAGACGCCACCCCATTAATAGTGCCTAATTCAGTATATTGATGCCCTATTCTATTGGCAAAAAAATTATCTGGTAAATTCCAAGGATCATTATTATAATTAGCTTCCCAAAAAGGCATATTTTCAATTGCAGTACTAATATCACTTATATAAGCTAAAAAACTTGTATAGCTATAGATTCCTAATTTCAAAGGACTAAGCTGATTGAAAGTAGTAATAAATCTAATAACATAATCAGATAAAGCCTCAAAATTTGTCTCTATATCCATCATAGGAACCAAGTCCCATTCATAAGCTTTTATTTTGTTATAGAAATTAGCTGCCTGTGTTTCAGGTGAACTTGTGCCAACTAAGAAGTGATAGGCTCCAACCTTTAAACCATTATTTTTGCATTCAGTATAAAACTCTTCCATAGTGAGGTCCTGAAAAGTTGTGCCTTCTGTAGCTTTTACATAAACATACTCAACTCCGTCATTTGCTACTTCATTAAAGTTTATTTCCCCATTGTTATTAGATATATCTATTCCTTTTATATTTTTCATTATAATCCACCCCTTTCTAAATATATACGTTGTAAAAATACTTATTTATTGCCAATTTCAAAAATCACATTGTAATTTGGGCTATAATTGAGCATTGAGCAGTGACCACTGATAATTTCAATATATAATATGAAAAGTATTTACATATGTTTATCTAAAATTTGAGTTTACAAAGAAAGTTTCTTAAGTTAAACTACTGGAAGCGCTGATTTAACATTGTTTAATTCACTTAAAAGATTTTCATTTTGTGCTTTTAAATTAGAATTTTCTTCAGTTAGTTGTTTTATAATTTCTGAATTATTTATTACCTCTTCCTTGCCTTGATTAATTTCTCCTGCTATAGCTTGTCTTAAATTATCAACATCTTCTTGACTTAATTCCGGGAATTTTTTCAATATAGCTTCATTAAACAAGTCTCCTTTTGATTTCAATTTTTCTTCTACAATTGTACTAATTCTAAAATTCTCATCTATCATATACCATATTTGTTTAGCAACCTTGATGTAACTTTCATTCTTTAAAATTAAAGTCTCCACTCCTGCTTTTTCAAACCTAGCTTCTGCTAACTTTATTAAAATTGCTATTAATGCTTTTATCATCTTAAATCCATCCTCTCTAAATTTTGTAATCAGATAAAGAAATGCTATAAGCACACTTCTTTATCCAATAACATTTAAGCTTCTATATTTTTATTTCATCAATTTTTCAATAGAATAAATAAAAAAGCCTACAAACGTTGTTGCTCCAAGTCCTATAAGACCCTTTAGCACGCTCGTTAAGGCTTTTAAATTATCACATAAGTTTTTAATTTCTATTTTGAAACTAGCACTATCCTGTTCTAATTTATCAATTCGACAACCATGATTATTTAAGCGATTATCATGAGTTTCTAATTTATCTTTCATTAATTCTTCATTCATAGGCAAAGCCTCCTTTTCTTAAGATTTTAGACCGTGAATTTGCAAGTAAAATTTTATAATAAAAAGCACTGACTTGTGCTAGTTTATTTGTTATATTCTTTATATAGTGATTACTCTACGCAATATTCTCCTATGATGCAGTATTGGATGTATTAGAATCTTTTTCATTACTAACTGTTGAAGTTGGATTAATCAATTCTGTAAACTCTGCATACTGTTCCGCTGTAATCTTATCTCCAGCTAAGAAAATATCCATTGTTTCTTGAATACCTGCAAAGTTTTGTTCTGACTTTTCCTTCTCTAATTCTGAGTTAATCCTGTTCTTTAAAATCTTTCCTAATAATTCTTGAATTTTTGTCATGTTACATTCCTCCATTTAATATTTTGTTCTTTTCTGATTCTAAGATAATATCTTCAACATTATCCATTATCGAAGTATTATCTTGAATATAATTAGTAATAGTAGATGTTCTATCCATTATAGCTTGTTGCTCTGCCATTTCTTTATTTTGTTGAAATTTAATAGCATCTAATTCCTCTTGTGTGTAATAAACGCTTAAAATTTTTTTGTTAACTACATCTATAGAATATGACTTTATATTATTAAAAGTCGAAGTTAATGTTCCGTATTCTAATTCTATGAAATCAATTTCTTCAACCTTTTTATCTTTTAATTGGGGATATATTTCTACATCTTGCTCTTTAGTTGTTTTTTCTACAGACCCTTGCATTTCTGATGTTACTAATAATACTTGTCCTGTACTTGCAGCATAATAAACTTTTGCTTGTATTTTATTCATATTATAAAATCCTCCCACTATTATTTATTTATTTATTAACTTCCATAAGCTGCCCAATACCATACCTGACCAGCGCCAGCATTACTTACAGGTATAAGGAAATTTCCATAAGCGATAGAACATGGCGATACAGCTGCATTAACTGATGAACCATACGATACATTCCCTGAATTTTCATTTTTGTAGCATAGTCTTACTAAACTCTGATGATGTGGCGCACCTGGAAATACCCAATATATCGACCAATATCCAATATAAGTATTTGGATTACTATCAAACCAATAACATATTATAATCTCTGGTGTAAAATTTAAGCCACCTATTGATATATAGTTAAAATTTGCACTAGTTAAATTATCCTGAGTAAAAGCAAGCGTTGATGATGATGCATTAGTTGAACCAGAAGCACCTCTCTTTCCTCCCAAACTAGCTACTGTTGCATTTCCAACTATACCAAATATAGTTTTACCATTCACAATATTTTCTTTAAATAACTCTGGCTCATAATGGAATATCCAACTTATATTATTTAAATAAGTATTATTGGGAACTTTTAAGTATGCATAGTTATTAGCAACATTATAACTATATGCCCCAACTGTCACCTGCGAAGATTCTAATTGATCACTCCAACTTGGATTTGTTAAAGGTATATTTCCGGTTAACTTATTCCCATTTACATATGCAGTCTGTCCATTTAATATCTGTCCTGCTAATGCATTTGCATCTGATGTATCTACTACGCTTGCTTTTCCACTAACACCATTAATGGTTACTCCGCTTTTTATATTTCCACTTACTAAGTTACTTAAATCTAATGTTCCAACTAATCCATTATCATTGTCATTGCTAAATTTCTTTCCAGCTAGTACATTGGCTGCTACTGCATCACCTTCTGCACTAGCTTTGATAAAAAAACAACCATTACCATTATCCCCAGCAGCATTATACCAAACTGTATATGCCTTCCCAGAAATTAAATTCGGTGCTGTTGATGTTCCTGGTTTATATAATTTCTTTCCATTTATGGTTGTTGCAGTTCCACTATTATTTGCACTCGCTATAAAGGTAATTGGATAGCCATTTACCAATGTACCTTTGATTGTTACTGTCAACGCAGTTCCTGTTCCACCTGCTGTTTGATACACAAAGTCTGACAATTGCGTATCATGTGCTTTTAGTGCATTATCTATAATATCTGCATTACTATTAAAATCATCAATATTTACTACATCAGTTCCATCTGGCTTTTTTAATTGATAATTATTTGTTAATTGCATTTATATTCTCCTCCCTATTCATATATTTTAAGCTCTTCCCAATTTTTTATTTTTATATTGTTCCACGTAAGCTTTTTTTCCATTATGAAATTCCAAATTGTATAGGTGTATTTAAAGTTATAGGTAAGATGTGCTGGCTTAATATCTTCTAACATATTCATAAACGCTTGCATATTTTGAGGAATACCTTTAACCCCAACAAACTGTATAATAAATAAGTAATTTTCATTATCCTCAATTATGCTTACTTCTCCGCCACTAAAGGCTTCTGCTGCATTTTTTAGCATTGCTTTTGTGGTTGTACCTTGTCCGCGTTTTTTTGCCTTAAGAATTTCTCTTCTTTGTTCATAACTTAAACTTAAGTTGGTTTCTATGCCATATTCATCTTCCCAATAAAGGAGTCCCCAAGTAGCTGTATCGATAAAACACTGTTTTAATAAATCACTAATATAATAATTGAGATCACCTAATTCTTTACCTTGTACATCATATAAAGCCTTCATTTCATGAATTTGACATACAAAATGTGGTACATATTTTGTTAGATCTAAAAAATACTTTTCTAACTCTTCAGAATTTGGAGCAAGTTCAAAATAATTAGTTTCACTTATTTTCACCTATATCACCCCTAAATTTACAGTTCCTAAAACTGCAATATCTTCGTTATCTAAGGTTATATTAGCTAACTCTCCATTTACCTTTAAATTTTTGTAATCTATAACTCCAGTTGTACTAAGAAGAATATTCCCAATCTTAGCTATGCTTATATATTCTGTATCAAAAGCAATACTCTTAAGATATTCTGTAAGCAAGTTGCTAAATTCTGCTTGAACATTTGCTAAATTTACTCCTTTTATTATGCTCACATCAGCAGTAATATTTATAGGCTTTTCAATTGCACTTACGACTGTTACTTTAGCTCCAATAGGCCTCAACTCTTCTATATATGCAGCCGTCTTTTCTACTAAGTCACTTGAAGCCGCTTTTTTATCTGAATCTGCTATTACAACTTTTACTGTCCCTGGTCCATTTGCAAGCGGAAATACTTTAGCTGCTCCTACTCCATCAACTGCTAGCGCCCAATTCAAATAATGATATTTATTTCCACTGGTAGCTGGTGTATTTATTTTTAACATAAGCCTATTAAATAATTTTTCATTATCTTCAACCTCTATCCCTGGCTCTAAGCTTTCAGTAAGTTTAGCTGTTCCAAGTTCCTCAACATATTCAATTGGCAATAAATCTCCTGTTGGATAATTTCCTGCTGCTCCTTGAGTTTCACATTTCATTTTATATTTGCCTTTTTCAATTTTTTCTATTGCTTCATAATTGATCTTATCTATAGAAAACCTTGAATTTATTGGTATATCCATTAAATTGCCATCTGCATCTGTAAAAATTCCAAGCTTTACTGCATAGGTTGCTGGCTTTCTTGTAAGTCCATATTCCATTGCTTTTAAATCCAAATATTCTTCAGGCATATCTTTAGAAGCGAAGCTATAGCTTAGAAATCTATCCATATCACTTCTTATTTTTGCTACTTCCTGTGCAGCTGGAGCTAAGGCATTATAAATTAAACTGCTGTCTTTTCTTTTATCTATGTCCTTGGGTATGCTTTCCAGCATTCTGTTTAATATATCTTCTTCCTTTACTTCAAACATCAGCCTGCCTCCTTTTCTATCTCTATATCTCCATAAATAGAAAAAACAGTGAATTTTACTAATACACTGTCTTCACTATAGGAAAATTCAAAATTACCAACGTCCTTGACTCTATCATCTTGGAGTATGGCTTCTGAAATTCTCCTCTTTAATTCACTTTTTGCTATATCTCTATCTAATTCAGATATAATATTAAGTTCACTTCCATAACTATTAGAATAAATTAAATAATCATATCTTTCTGTGTTTAATATAAAATATATTGTTTGCTCTAAGGCTTCCTTGCCATCGCAAAATCCAACTATTTTATCATCCTTAATTTTGTAGGTTTTACTAGGCATATCAGCTTCATTTTTAATTTCTAAATTATCTATAATGGCACCTTGTGGCAGTATACTTACATAGCTCATTATTTCACCACCTTATCAAGTATTAAATACCGTGCTCCACTTTCGATTTTTAATAATATTACCGTATCATCTATTTTTAGACCTTCTCTTATGACCAATTTATCTAATTCAGAGGTTCCATCTGCAACTTTGCTATTTTTTAAAGTCACCTCATATCTAGTTAAACTTTCAGGCACAACAAAGAACTCTTTTGGTAGTATTTTTTTCTGGCTTATTTTTATAGTAATGTTTTCAGCATCCGTGACTGTTCCAAATTCAATATCTAATGGATTACTTGCATTTATGGCATTAACACTTGCTTGTTTTATCAATTCTAACATTTTTACACCACCTTCAAATCAAAATCCATTGTATGCTCATTTTTAGAAAACTTGTGAGTAGCTTCTTCAATTAAATAATACTGAGCAATGTTTCTTTTCTTAATAATCACATAGACTCCAGCACCACCTCTAAGCTTTAAATCCAAGTTTGTTTCTGTTCCTAAAACATCTTTAAGTTTAAGCTTTTTAGTTTCTTTATTTTTAAGTTTTAAATTTCCCATAACCATTTCTTCTATTTGTGCTTTATTTAACTTGCTATCAACCTTCTTAAAAAGCTGCAATTTACCCCAATTAGCAATATTTTGAGAATCTTGTCCAATGTACACATCTCTTCCTTTAGTCTCTTCATTATCCCTAACAAATTTTATACAGTTATAACTTTCTTCAATTGAACTTTCCCAATCATAATTTCCTAAATTACTGTCATCTGCTATTACAATCTCTTGTTTCATATTGTTGATATCCCTGAGATTTAAATATCCATAATCATCATATAAAACAAACATTTTCGTATTAGAAACTATAGTCTTATCTAAAGCGCTATAAATAATATCTAAATACTTCTTATCATCTTCTACAAACGTTGGAATTACATATCCAGTATCTTCAATAGTTCCAATCTTTAATTGAAGCTTTTCAAAGATCCCAGTAATTATTTCGCTTGCCTTTTTGTTAACCCCAACACAAACATCATTATACATAAGATATTTAATTTGATCGTAAGCTGTGATTTTAATTTCTGGGCTGTCATCACCACTATTTTTAAATACATAACCATAAAATACATTAGTACCATTTACTTTAAAGCTTATTATGTTGCCATTGCTAATTTTAACATTGCTATCTTCCAACAATTTAATATCTAAACTTGAAGGACTGCCTTTTCTTTTAGTCTTCCAAGTAACCTCTTCTACTAATTCAGAGATATCAAATACATTTCCATTTTTATCATCAATTATTAGATTTATCTGCATATACTCCTCCTTTATGGAAGGTTTAATACCTGTCCAACATAAATTATATCTGGATTTGAAATATTATTTAAAGTTGCTATTTCTCCATATCTATTTCCATCTCCTAAAAACCTTTTAGCTATATGCCAGAGAGTATCACCTTCAATTACAGTGTAATTTTTTGGCTGAGGAGGATTACTTTCTCTAGTGGCAGCTTGAGAAACAGTTGCTGTTACTGCAGTCACATCTTTCTTGATATCAATTTTTTTAGCTGCATAATTCTTATATTTTTTTAATTCCAAAGTGTAATATATGTCCCCAACTTCTCCTCCATGTTCCTCATATTTAAAATTTTCTATGGAGAAAAGATTATTTATCTCTGTAGAAGTATTAAATACTGAATCTAAGGTACTACCAGTAAATATAAATCTTACTTTACAGCATTTTTTTCGCCATTCTTGTATTTTTTTTATATATACACTTGGAGCATATAATTTTTCAGAACTTACATAGGGACCTCTATTCAAAGGAAAATAGCTATCAAAAGAAATCTTAGTAAGTTTAGGTAAATTTATTATATTTACTTCCCCTAGATTCACTATGTTATAACTCTTATTATCTCCACCTTCATCAATTTGAATTTTCTCTGGAAGTACAGGGAGTAAAAAGCCTTCCTCATCACCGTTAATTTCTAAATACATCTTATACACTATGCATACACCCCTTCTGCACTATTAGCTAACTCATTTTCCATATAATTTTCTATATGAGATATTATTTTATTAATATCCGCTTCTTCTTTTATGTCTCCAGTAGTGATTTGTACCGTTGGTGTCAAAGTTACAAAGTTTTGAATACTATCCTGCTCTGCTAAATCTCTTAGCATTTCCAAATGCTCATTTGAAATGTCTATGGAATTATCCATATTTTTAAGACTATCAGCACACTTTGCTGAATTATCTGTTAAAGCACTATTATTTCCAAGATTGTTACTTGTAAGGCCACTATCTCCAAGACTATTCATTGGTAACTCCCCTTGTCCTTGTAACTTATTCCAAGAACCTAAAATATCATTACCTTTATTTGATTTAGCATCTAACTTAACTTGTGCTATATTAGCTTCTCTTTCATTTTTCCTTGCAACAACATCAGCCAACATATTATTATAGTTTTCATCTCTCTTTTGTTTTTCATCTTGCTTTTGAGCTATATAATTCGCTAATTCTGCATCTCTTGCTGCCTTCTCCGTTTCATTTTCAGCTTGCGCCTCCGTTCCAAAGTTGACATGTGATATCGCATTGATTGCAACTCCTGGTATTTTATTAGCCGCATTGATAAGTTGATTAATCAAATCAATGGCACCATTAACAAAATTCTGGAGTATTATTAAACCTCCTACTCTCATATAACCTAAAGCATTTACTATACCGAAAAATGCTACATTCGCACCAATACACATGTAATCAAAAGCATCCATTATTCCATTAACTAATGCTAATGCATTTAACTTAATTGAATCCCATGCCGTTAGTAATACATTTGTAAACATAAGCCATGTAGCTTGTAATCCATTAGTATAAACTGCCCATGCAATTATTGCTGCAATGACAGCTATTATAGCTATTATTATCCATGTTAACGGACAGGCTAACAATGCTATATTTAGTCCCCATTGCGATGCAGTTGCAGCACCATCTGTAACCGCCTTATCTGTAGTTAACAAGTTAGAAATTCCTTGTATTACACTATATCCAATCATTATCATTTTAAGTGCAGCTATTCCACTTATTAGACCAGCTAAAACTGGCACTATTAAACTCCCATTGTTTATTGCCAACTCACAAACCCATGCTACTATATTTGCTAATCCTGCTAATGCCACTGATATTGAATCAAAAAATGGTTGAAATGCTCCATTAGAAAACATTTGATTTATAGTAGCCATGGCTGGAGTTAAAGCTTCAAGTAATCCTTGCCCTGCTTGTCCTAACCCAGTATCAAGATTTGATTTTAAATTATCTAATTGAGCTGTCGGCGAACTATTGAAAGTATCAAGCATTCCTGAATCAAGACCCTTTTTGTTTAGCAATTCATCAAACTTAGCTGTAAAATCATCCATGTCCTTACTTGCTTTTAATATTCCTATATCATCATCATTAAATCCAAAATCACTCTTAAGTGAATCACCTTCACCAGACATCATATCCTTGATTGCACTTCCTGCATCAGCAAGTCCCTTAGAGGTATTACCTATTGATAATCTTTCTGATAGATTATTCAATTTATCAAGACTCTCTGTGTTCTTAGTAATTCCTATAAAGTTTCTCGCATTATCTTGTAGATCTTGAAATGCAAAGCCTGACTTGTTAGCTTCGTTTTGCAATTTATTAAAGTAGGCTTTTCCTGCTTCCTTATCTCCAAGCATTCCTTGCACTGAAATCATTTGATCCTTCATTTTAATAGCTTCTGTAATAGTTGTTTGAATTCCATTTTTAGCTATACTAAAAGCTTTTTCAAAAATACCCCCACTTTCCTTTGCACTTTCCTTTGCTGCTTCTTGAACATTAACTACATTCTGCATTGATTGGTTTAATACATTTGTTAAGGATATTTCTTGACTAATAATATTAGTTGTGCTGGACTCTTTATTTAAAAGATCTGATTGCAATCCACACATTTCCTTTAAAGTTCCTTCTATTCTACTAAAACTATTATTTAATTTATCTACACCACTTATTAACTGATCTACTTTATTATTGAAGCTATCCATTAGTGATATGTTTACTGTAAGATTAGATATTGATATTGCTGTCATTTCTATTGATCCCATACTTTCACCTCTTTTCTTTTTTAATCCTAGTTATCCTTTTTATTTTTATTTTTTACTTTTCATTCTTTTAGCTTCTTTATTTTCTTTTTCAACATGTAAATCTATTGATGCATAAACAAAAGCTTTTTCCTGTCTAGATAACTTCATTAATTCATGAGGAAGTATTTTCAGCTTGTGGAGGGCATAATGAGCATAGGCTGCTTCACCATCTCCCCCCATAATTAGTTTTTTGCTTCTTCAACTAATTCACTTGTGCTCTTATCGTAGCCATTTACTTCACTTACAATGGTTGACCATTCTGAGAATTCTCCATCCTTCATTTTCGCTTTCATTGCATCCAAAAGTTCCACTGCTCCCATAACTCCCCATGAAGCTTGTAATTTTGAATTCTTTAAATCAGGGCAAGTTGTAGTTTCAATTATTAAATCTGAAATATAGTTATCTTGATCTGTTTCAATTATCCTTTGACCTTTAACAAGTTTAACTTTTCTGTTCTTCTTTCTTAATTTATCTCCTAAATCAGCTGATATAGGTTTAAATTTCATTAATTTTTTCTTGCCTCCTAAAGTCACTTCTCTTTCTGTTTCTCTTGTTTCCTCAAAGCTTTCCATTAAAAATTCTTCAAAATTATTACTCATAATAGCATCTTCCTCTCTTATATTTAAATTTAATGGTCGAAAATCCAATTATTAATCCCTAACAATTTAGCCTCGACCATTTACAATTACTCATTAAAATTTTATGTTTAACTGCCTAATTTATTTTATGAAACAACAGGCTTTCCAAACTTATCTAATAAATCAACATCTTCAAAAGTGAAGGCCATTTCTTCTTCTAGCACTTCATCGTCCACATTAAACATTGCCATACTCACCTTATCAAAATTGCATTTCTTCAACACAACGGTTTGTTTTCCAATTGTTGAAGATTTATCTTCATTTGTAACTGTTAAATCAAAATATACATCCTTACCAGTCTTAATATAGTTGATCATCATTTCTCTAAATAATGATGTCACATAATAAACAGTTAAAGTTCCTGTGCCTTTCCAGCCTGTTGCCTTATTTTGCTCAACTCTGCTGCCTAAAGTCTTTCCTGTCTTTTTAGTTTTTTCTGCAGTTGATTCTAACTTTTTAGCATAAAATAATTCTTCATTTCTGCCATTCACAGTTATAAATCCCTTTGCTTCTGTCCCACTTAAAGTATCACTATAATTTAAAAAATTACTCATTTATATTACCTCCACTTTCTTCTTATACATATACTGTCATATAAATTTTTTCCATAGCATCAACTGGTTGTGCATTAACCTTAACTAAAACCGAATCTTTTGATGCTCCTATAGCTACGTCGATGTCATCTATTGTTACATTTTCCAATGCGCCTTCACTTTCCAAGGTTTCTAGAATTTTAAGTACATCTTTTTTAAAGAGATTTCTTCCATCTTCATTATTGCTTGTCTTACCAATATAAACCTCTTCCCATCTTGTTTTAATTCTGTTATTAATTCCATCTAAAACTCGAATAACTCTATTCTTTCTAAAATCAGACTTTTTACCATCAATAAAAGTTTTTAAGGTATTAATATCTTGTTCAACTAAAATCTTTTCCCCATTTTTAATAAAAACTATTTCCCCATCTTGAATAGCAGTAATTATTTCTCTATCTGAATATTTACAATCAACATTAATTGCTCCTTCATATTCAGCATAAGTATTTGAAGCTGCATATCCAGCACTTGCAGTTAAAGCTGCTACATATGAAGTAGCTTCTATATTTGATACATGAACATTATTTTTAATATAAACACCATTTTTAACTGATATTATTCCTTCATAATCAGCTTCCTTATAATCTGGTAAAACAGCTTGTATCTTTCTGCCATCTTCTTCTCTTAATCTTCTTACAAACTCTTTAGTAACTGCTTTTATAGAAGAATCACTAACTGGCATTGCAAGAACATTAAATTCATGCAATTCTAATTCTTTTAAGAAGTCTGCATAATCTTCACCTGTAGCTGCTTTATTTTCTCCTCCTGCAAGCTTAAGTCCAGCTGATACAGTAAGATCCCCTTTTCCAGAAAAGTCAACAAAACTATTTGAAACAAGGTCTGCTGCAGTTTTTACTTTTTGAGCTTCTACCTTTATATCTCCTAAAAATGTAATTACATCAAAATATCCTGCATCATCAATATTACTTTGAATTACAACTCTAATATCGTTTCCTACAGTCCCACTAAATTTAGAGGTAATAACAAAGTCTCCTGCTGTGCAAGTTGCTTTAACACCTCCATTAATTCTATAAAGTAATACTTTATTTGCTTTCTTTAAGGCTTCTCTAAGCATTAAAAGACAAGCGTCCTCTTCTTGAATTCCTAAAACTTCAAATAAATCTGTGTTGTTATCTATTTCAATAATCTCTTTTTCAGGTCCAAAAGGTAATACTATTGGTAATCCAACAATACCTCTTTCACTAGCAACTGTTTCATCATATTTACCCTTAAAATTTATATAAGCTCCTGCTCTTACTTTATTTTGTTTTATCCATGTTCCTCCAGCCATTTATTTAGCCTCCTTATTATTAAAATTATTAATTATTTCTCTTACCTCATCAATGCTATATTCTCTATCCTCTAATAAGGCATTTAGAATATCCTTTTGGTTAATTGTAAATTGTTTAGATGCTATGATTTGTTCTTTAGAAAACTTATTTTCCAAGTACATCTACCTCCAATTGCTTCATACTATTTTCTTCAGTATTCTTTATTAAACTGATCTCTAATTGAAATTTGAAATATAATACCCCATCTTTTACTTCATGATTCATATTAAATGCTCTTAATTTTCTTTCTCCCTTTTCTACGATTTCTAGCAGTTCATATAGTTCATCAGCCTTGTTTAAATATTCTTCATTGATATTGTCCTTATCACTTACATAGCTAATTTCAAAAGCTATATTTCTTTTGTATCTTCTATTAAGCTCCTTAGCTTCACTTGAATTTGATATTTTAATAAAAAAATAAGGCTTATTAAAGCTTTCTTCCTTGCCTTCACTATATACATTACTTTCTTGAAAATTGTTTTTGATAATATTTTTAATTGCTACCAATAAATCATTTATATTACCACCTCCTCACTCAAATAAGTTTTAAAAATGTTCCTTAAATATAAGAGCATTTAAAAAATTAATCACAAAAAAGACATCTATATTTCTATAAATGTCTTTTAACAAAAGGGTATTAACTTCTTAGGAGAAAATTATCTTTCCTTCCCACTTACTATTATAAGGCTTATAAATATCAATTTCTTATACAATTTCTCTAATTTTCCTATACTTTTCTTATAATTAATCTCTTATAATATATTCACTTCTTTATTAAGGATTTGAATTTAAGGTCACAACTCATCTTAATTTTCCAATTTCTTCTTTAGAAAAAAATAAGGCAGATTAAACCTTAATGCCTAATCCACCTTTAAAGATAATTATTGAGCTCGTAAAAACTTCTCATAGTTTTCTATTTTGTCCTCTCTATTGGTATTCCTTAACCAACTGTTATAATTTAATATAATCTCTTCAACCTTTTTAATGTTCACTTTGTTTTGCTTTTTGCTTTTAAGTTCTGCATAGAGATTAATTTTAATTAGGTTTCCCAATTCTCTCACCTGCCTTTCTTTATACCATAATACACTACAAATGTTACATTTATATAATAATAATCTTAAGATAACATTAAATTAACTAATTTTTGTTTCAGAGTTATCAGTTGTACTATCTGATGATTTAATCAAATTTGTAAACTCTTCATACTGATCTGCTGCAATTTTATCTCCAGCTAAAAATATATCCATAGTTTCTTTTATTGTAGTAAAGTTTTGTTCTGCTTTCTCCTTTACTAATTCACTTTCAATCCTATTCTTTAAAATTTTTCCTAAAAGTTCCTGCATTTTTGTCATTAAGATCACTCCATTTCATATATACGATTTATTTTATAGTTTCAGCAGTTTCTTTTTCTAATAAGTAATTTTCTAAAGCTTCTATTCTTTCTCTATCAGTTGGCATACTTGCTACTGGCTCTACTAAAGGTACTGGTTTACCATTAGGATATGCAGCTTCAAACTCTTTAAATAGTTCTAACTCTTCACCAGTTGCTCCTTCCCTTGGAATACATTTAATAGAATTATCATCATTTGTAATTATAAGAACATCATTTATTAAATCTGTTTTATCTAAATTTAAACTCATACACTATTCTCCTTTCTATACTCTTCCCCTACAGTCTGCTACATAACCTAAAGAGCAAGCTATTCCATTTGATTTTATATCACTTATAGTAGTTGAATCTGTGGTAAACATTGCAATCATAAAACCTGTTGTTGTAGGTACTATTCCTTGCATATAAAACAATTTAGTAACATCAGTTATTCCTGTACCTCTTTGTATACTAAAATTATCTATAGTCACAATTGGATTGGTCTTTTTAATATTTATAAATGGAATTATAATTCTTATATAAAGATAGCCTCCATTACAGAACCATCTTATATTTCTTTCTTGAGGTAAACTTTTCTCATACAAACTTAAGTCAACAATCTGGTCAAGGATACTGTCTTTGTTCTGCTTATTATTTGCTTCCTCTTGCACTTTATTTAGCACACTCAATATATCTATGACATACTCACAAGCTAATGCTCCTATTTGTGGTGATTGAGTTGCTAGTATTTTATAGTCTACTGTGTAGGTTGCTGAGGTGTCAAAGTTAGCTACTGGTATACCAGCCGAATAATTACCATAGGCATAGATACTTGTAACTATATCCCAATTTTTTGTATCATACACGTTGTTTTTATATATGTTAAATATTGATTCGTTTTTATACTTTAACATATTTGGAGTATAATTGTGCCAATAATCAGCTATCCTATATTTAATACTGTCTCCCGAAGTTGGATTAGCAACTTCTCCTAGCACTATTCCACTATCTAAATATAAATAATTATCTCCAATATCAAATTTAGGAATATCTCCATGAATATGAGTATTTATATCGGTGATTGGTTCTGGGTTTTGTAGTTTATAGTGTAACTGATAACCTTCATATCCTAAAGCCACATTGTTTTTACAGGAGTTTAAGGCTTGGGTGTTGCTTGAGCCATTATCTGATTTCATAATTTGAGCAGTATCATATATAGTGTTTGCAATATTTACACTGAGTGTAAGTTGATTTCCACTTATTGCTGATATAGTATACACATCCACAATAGAACTACTAATATTAACAAATATTAGGTCTCCAACAATAAGTGATGATGCATCAGCGACATTTAATTTATTTTGTCCTGCATTATTAGTTCCACTTGCTCTAGTGGTTATTAAAGGTAATGAACCATCTATAATAGACCTCCATCCTACATACCTAGTTCCATTACTCCAAATAGCTTTCCACCCATTCATAAATGCTTTTACTTCATCATTATTAGGATTTATACTTTCTGCCCATCCTGTATCTGAATCTGATGCTGATATCAATGTATTTCCACTATTCCATCCTAATTTGTCAGTTGCCATAGACATGTCTCCAAAAGGTAATATTTTACCATCATACTTAACTCCTATACCACTTGTATAAGATGTACTTGGCAACATGTTAGTTAATGAAATACCTTTAAATCCAGTATAGTCACTTAAAAATGTCCAATCATAATCTTTTCCAAACAAAGTCTTATGCTTCCAGATTATTTTCCCTGTTACTTCTCCATTCTCTAATACTAAAGAATCTCCATCAGCAAATTTTCCTTCCACAACACATCTTTCTATTTTACAAGGTTTGTAATAGTTTAGAGCTGTTGCCCCTTCTACTATCATAATGGAATCATAGTAGGAAGTTCCAGCAGTTGTATTTGTGAGCATTAATCTTATAACTGAGTTATTACCACTATTAAACGCCACTCCACCAGTTCTAAATGTTGGTATTAATTTAGTTACATAGTCGGTAGTAAATCCCTCTATATACGGATTATTTGTTCCAGATACATTACCTTGAATCCAATAATCTGTATTAGGTTTAACTTTGATATCTTGGTATATACACTCATATGTGCCTGTATTTATTATCTTTATTTTCCCATTCTCAATACTAAATGTAGTTGATCCATCAGTATATCTAGGTGTCCACCAAGCAACTCCTTCTTCGCCATTACCATTTCTAACCAAGTTATCATGTCTTACTTCCACATATGGGTTTTGTAGACATGCATAACTATCTACGTATGGACTTGGTATAAATGAAGAATCGTTATATTGTGCTTGGGTTATCTCTTCTGTCATTATTCCATCGACATATACATATTGATTATTAGTACCAGCTCCTAATGATACAACAATATTATCGTTAAGTTTTAAGTCACTGGGTTGTAATTTGATAAATACTCTTGTAAACTTAGTAGTATCAGTTATAGACGAAGAAGACTTCCATATACCTCCGCCACCTGTATCTTTGGCTATAGCAATCCCACCACTAGTATTTCCATTTTTTACATAGGCAGAGATACAGTAATATTTAGTAGTATCCCATGGATACGGCTTATACATGGTTCCTTGGGTATTTGTTAAGGTAACCTTAATACCATTACTACCAAAGACTTTGTTTGTAGAATCTAACGACAAAGTAGTTTGCCATGCAAACCATTTACTAATATCTTCACAATTACCATCCTTCCCAAGTAAATTAATAACCGTCTTCCCTTGTATAGTAAACTTAGGTGACACACTTGTTTCCCCAACATTCTTAATCACATTATTCATTCCATAGCCTACTGCTGGAGTTACTACAGTTTTATTAGAAATTTCATTAGCTAATTCTGATATCTGTTCAGAAAGCTTGCTATCCAATTCCTTTATTTCTTCTGCTGTTTGAGTATTTGATGCATCCATTTTAGCTTGAAGTACATCAATATCCTTTCTAGTAGCGACTATTACTGTAGGATCAATCTTTAAGGTAACACTTGATACATTACTAACTTCCAATATTATCTTAATGCACAAATCTTTTATGCTTCCCTCAGAAACCACTGGTTTATAGGTTTCTGATAATTTACTTATGGCAATCAAATCGCCATCCTCATCAAAAATACCAGCTTCCCTAATGAAGAACCCTCCAATAGTTGCTGGTATCAAGGTTTCTGCTACTATCCAATTTGGATTATTTTCATCTACAGAAATTGAACTTACATTTCCTGACCATACCTCTCTTACTAAAGATGTCTGGCTTTCTGTTGGTTCATAGTAAGCTCCATTTCCATCGCCTACTTTTAAGGTTTTAAAATTAACTTTGCTGCCTAAAACTGCTGAATTTGCTAATTTTGCTTTTCCAGTTGCAGTTAATATTGTATAAAAATTTTCTGACATTATTTTCTCTCCTTTCTTGGATAAATTGTCATACTTTCTGATGATTTATTTTGACTTATTCCAACTTCTAATTTCGTATTTGCATTTATTGTTCTTGCAATCCAAGGATAAACTACTATGACTTCTCCTGTTGTTGCTGCCAATTTATAATTAGTTTGTGCTTTGGAAAATGATGTTAATTTATATTTTGTTCCTAAATGCGCTGGTTTTACAATATCTATGTTGTCATACATACTTTCTAATTCATAAGGAAATCCTGCATTGCTTAATAAATTTATTTCAAAATAATAATCTGAGTTATGTTGAATTACTTCAACTTCTGAAGCAAAGCTTCTACAGATTTGCTTTATTACTTCAACTGTAGTTGTTCCCTTATTTCTAAGTTTGGCTAATATTCTTGCTCTTCTTTCTTCAATGGTTTTAGAAGTATTGGTTTGTATTCCAATTCTTTTTTCCCAAAGGCTTAAGCCCCATTCTGTTGCTGTTTGAGGTAATATTTGCAAAAGTAAATCTGAAAGCTCTATACCCAATTTATCAAACACTTGTCCATAAGAATTAAATATTTCATTAAAAACATTACTGTTTTGTATTTCATAAGGAACATAGCTTTTTAACATTTCTGCATTTTTACTCATATTGAATGCCTCCCAAAGCTGCCTTATTTTCATCTAAAGTAGTTATATTTTTAGTATCATCATTTATCCTAATTGACGTTATGTCATTTACCCCTTCTGTCATGACTATTACAGCTTCCACAGCATTTATTTTTACTGTTCCACCTGCTGGCACCTTTTTCAAATAATCTTCAAGAGATTTTTTAATATTAAGCTTCACATCTTCTAAATTATATTTATCTTCTATAACAAGCCCTGAAATCTTAACTTTTATATCTATAGGCATAACAGAAACAACTGTTACAGTAGCACCTATAGGAGCTTTACCAAGTCCATCTTGTGGATCAATATAAGCTTTTACTTTTTGAATTATAGTATCATCTAATTGAGCACCATTTTCCCCGGCAACTATTACTTTCACTGTCCCATTTCCATTCCAAAGTGCTTTTACCTTAGCATATTCAACGCCTGAAACTTCCATTGCCCATTTTTCATAGTCATAAATATTTCCACTGCTGCTTTCTTCTCTTTCCTTCGTTATAATTCTTTTCAATAGTTCTTCACTAGTTTCAGTATCAGTTCCACTAGTAGTTGGCTCCAAATTACTAACGCTTGTTATACCATTGATTTTAATAGGAATTTGAACTATAGAATTTGATGGTACATTGTACTTAGCTCCTAATTCCATTGCCTTAATCTCTAAGGTACATTTTCCATCAGTGATTTTTCCTTGAGAAGTAACCTTATATTTCAAGCCTTCAACCGTTTGAACAATGCTATTTTCATAAATTGTTGAACCTTCTAAGCCTATAAAGGTCACTTTGCCTACAGAATAAAATCCTTGCTTACGTTCTAAGCCATGCCTTGCTGCATCTTGATCTATAAATTTATCATAGTCCTTAGCTGGTATTTCTGGTGCTGGCTCTCCAAATACTAATTTCAAAATTATATCTAATGTGGAATAACATTCAGCTAACCTCTTTGCTGCTGGTGCTATTGCATCATAAACAAAATATCCTTCGCTTTTAGATATTCCAGAATCAATAGCATTAAGCATTTGTGTTCTCAAAGCTTCTTCAGTATTATTTTCATACATCAATTATCACCTCCCCACAATCAGTTACTGCTGTAAATGAAATATTTAATAAATCCTTTTCTTTACTGACTTTAAAATTTTTGATGTTCAAAATATGCTCATTTTCCTTTAAGCATTCCAAAGTCAATCTCTTTGCTTCACTTTCAATAAGGCTTTTACTTAGCCCTTTACCTACTAACTTTTCAATTTCTTGCCCATAAGTGCTGCTATAAATTGGATAGGTTGCTCTACTTGTCTTTAATGATTTCCATATCCAAATCTTTAAAGCCTCTATTCCTTCTACAATTTGAAATTTTCCATCCTTAAGCTTAAAATCATTTTTATCAAAATCCCAAGCATATTCTTTGGGCATTGTTACTTCTTTTTGCTTACTTGAAAAAGAAGCAATTACAGTTGATAAATTTAAATTTGCTTTTGGTAATACACTGTTCATATTTATAATCTCACCACCTTACAAAGAACTACCCAGGTTTGATTATCTGCTGTAGGAAGCACTGCAACTTCATCTCCTACTTTTAATATTTTATGAAATTGCATTTCTTGCTTCCCTATATTAATATTTTGAAGCTGTCCCCCACAGGAAACACCTCCACTAGCAGCACTGCTTATGCTTATTTCCTGCTTATAATCCATTAAGCTTCCTGATATCACAATATCATCCTTATAGAGCTGCAAATCATTAGTTTGAATTATTATTTCAGGTGGAGGAGCTATAATTTTACCTATATTAATAGTAGGTGAATTACTTTCTGCCCCTTTAGTTTTCATTAAATTAAGCATTTTTACATAAGGGTCCATTAGCTATCAACCTCCTGTAAATCCATTTTGTTACTTAAACTCACTGTAAGCTTCATGGTATATTTTCCAGTTCCACATTCCCAAGTATGAGTATCCGCATTAATATATACTGTTGCATTATTAAGCAAACCTAGATACCAGATCTTAGTTTTAACCGCATAACCTGTTAAACAACTATAATTTCCAAGAGCTTCAAGTTCAATTTCTTCATCAAAAGCGTATAATTTATTTTGAGCTATATTATAAGGATCTTTATCATCTTCTATTGAATATGAGTCTTGAAAAAGTCCATAACTACTTACAAGGCTTGAGTTTTCTACTTTATCCACATAATTATTATCAGCATCAAAAATTACAACTCTGTTTACCATATTCTCTAATGAATCCTTATAAGTCATATCAATCAAATTATTGTTGTAAGTATCATCCTTACTTGATTGAATAACATAATTTGAAATGATCTGCCCTTTTTCAATTATGCTTAACTTATCTGCTCTCATTATTGGAATATATTGTTTTCCATTTTGCTTACTAGCTTCACTATAGCATTCCATTATTATGTTATAGTAAGTCTTATTTGGGCAAATCCTATTTATAGGCATTCCAGTTGCGATTATCTCCCCTGGCGTTATATTAACTTCTTCACAAGCCTTAGCTGCAACGCCTTCTGGAGGCATATCTTTAATACTCATACTAGTTGAGGACTTCATAAGAAATCTCATATAATCATAACAAGTAAAGGACTCCTCCTGACTAGAACTTGTTAAAGTTCTATCTATTACTTCTCCTCTAAAAATTTCTCCATAATCTTCTTCAATAATACTAATTAAGGTTCCAGGTCCTATTTGAACTCTTGGCTGATTATTATCTGTTAAAGAATAAGCCATAGTAAAGGTGCATTTTCTTGCTGGCTGATCAACTGAAGCTGATAGTTCAACACTTTTACATACTTCTGTTATTTCTGTTAAATCCCAGCCATCATATAAGCTATATATCCTAATCATAATTTTCACCTAACATTTTAGATCTATTTTCATTTAACCTAAGCATCATGAATTTCCCCCTAATATGTTATTTGAATTAATAAAACTAAAACTTGCCCCCCATTGTCCAACAATTTTTTCATTCAACTTTAAAACCTTATATTGCTTTAGTTCCAAAGTAAAATATATATCTCCTGTTCCATCCTTTTCACCATATTCAAAAGTTTCTATGGAAAATAAATCATTAATAGTTGTATCTGTAAGAATTACCCTTATAGGCTTCTTACTCTTTCTCCAAGTCTCTATTTGAACTACACATTCAATAGGTGTAGGAATATCAGAATATGCGCAAAAATAATATTCCCGAGCAGGGAAAAAGCTTTCAAAAGATATTTCTGAAAGCTTTGATTCTCCTAAAATATTTAGTTCTCCAACAGATTCAACATTAATTACTGTATTATTATTACCTACTTTGAGTGAATAACTAGAAGGGGACACAGGCAGCTGTAACCATTCATTATCTTGATTAAGCCAAAATTCTATCATTTCTAATTACCTCCTAACCCATTCCAAGTGCTGTTTGACTTAACTTATTTGCTAGGGCTGTTGCAATTTTATCTATATCGCCCTCTTCTCTGATTATTATAGAATCAGCAAGTTTAGCTATTGTTATTGTAAAGCCATTTTGTGCACTATTGTCCTTGGTTGTATTTGTACTTCCTTTAATACCTAAGCTGCCGGATTTACTTCCACCAGATAAGCTACCATTCATATTAGTTTTTATTCCAACTGAAAGATCTTTGACAGGCTCAGTTACTAAATGAGTGTTAACCTTAATTCCATGTCCCATACCCTTCATAAAGTCTGGCATCCAGCTTTCATAATCTGTTACATTAGCACCCTCTCTTTCGAGATACTTTAACACTATTTAAATAGTGGGATTAGACTATATCATACTCTTAAAATTAAGAGCCAATGCACTTCGCAATAAGGACTTTCACCTTAAAGCTACTCTCTTTCGAGATAGTCGTTACACCTTCCTATTTCTAGGCTTGGCACGTGATTGTCATATTTTGTGTAATAAAAAAGCCACTATACCTATTCTAAATTGAATCTTATTATACCAAAACTTAGATTTCCCACGTTAGCAAGTTAATTAAAACTCACACCTTGCATTTGCAAGTTCACATTGTTTTTCGAAGAACCTCGCGATTCTAAGCCGCTAATTCTAACGGTCCTTGATCTGGGACTGAGAAGTGAAGGAAGGATCTTATTTTGTCTGCTACACCTTTAACTGCATCTTCAATGTAGGTTACTCCTCCTTTTATTCCATCAACAATACCCATTATCATATCTTTTCCCCAATTAATTGCTGTTTTTGCTATATCTTTAAATACTGTACTAATTGCACTTATAACATTTTTAACAATATCAACGGCTCCATTAAATACCGTTGAAACTGTTTCTTTTATAGTATTCCAAGCACCTGACCAGTTTCCATTTATTATTTGCATAACAGCTTTAATTACTCCTGTAATTACAGCTAATACTGTTGTAATAACAAGCTTTATATGATTAAAGACAGCACCTACTACCACTTTTATTGTTTGTCCATGTGCATTCCAAAAAGACATTACTACATTTAAAACTGTTGTAATCACAGTTTTAATAGCTGTCATAACTGTTGTAATAGTTTGCTTTATAAGTGGCCAGTTAGCTGTTACAAAGCTGATTAGTTTCCCAAAAATTTGAATAGCAAAGGTTAGCACTGGTTTTAATATAGAATTCCAAACTGATTGAATTCCTTTAAATACATTTTGGATTATACTCTTTATTTTAGGCATATTAGCTTGAATAAAGGTTACTATTGCTTTAACTACTGCTATTATTTTATTAATTGTCTGTGTCACAATATTTCCAACCTTAGGTCCAAATAAATTAGTAAATAAAGCTCCTATTCCTTGAGCAGCGCTTCCTGTTTTCTTAAAGGTGTCTATTGAAGCTTTTACAGCACCTGAAATTTTATTAAATACTCCCATAACTATATCTCTTATTCCACCAAAATTTGTGGCAAAGGCAACTGCGAGTAGTCCAACTACTCCAATTACTATTTGAAGAGGTAATGGCAATTTAGTAAAGATTCCAAATATAGATGAAAAGCTCTTTGAAACTACACCTTTAATTTTTCCAAAACTTCCAGCTAGACCTTGTAATGGTGCTGTTACAGAAGGAATTAATGAACCAACTTTGCCCATTGATTGTTTAGCTACATTCATTACACTAGAGACTTTACCGCCAATTCCAGCCGATTTTGCAGTATTTGATCCTTTAGCGCTACTTAATTTAGGAATTTTTTGAGCTACTTTGGAAGCCCGTTTCCCTATACCACCAGTAGCTTTTTTGACCAAATCATTATTTTTAAAGGTTGTATACAAATCTGATACCGTACTTTTTACATTTTTAATCTCATCTTTTGCATTAATAAAATTAGTTGCCAAATCTTCAACTGTTTTTGATGCATTGGATATTGATTTAACTACCTCTGTAGCTTTCTGTCCAATATTTTCAATAGATCTTTCTCCATTAGTATTTGTAAGTGTTTGCATTAAATCAAAAACGGAAGTTTTTACATTTCCTACTGCATCTTTTGTATCATTAAAGCTGCTTTTAACTTTACTTACTGATTCTGATGCCTTAGTTATTGCTTGTACACTTTCTGTTGCTTTTGAAGCCACTGGTGCTAGACCTTCTATTGCCTTTTTAGTTTTCTGAACTCCATCAACAGCCTTTCCTATTACTTGTCCACCTTTATTTAAGACTACTGAGGCTTTACCTCCCTTTGATTTAGGAAGTTTTTGAGCTACTTTGGAAGCCTGTTTTCCTATAAAACCAATAGATTTTTTACCCAAATCTGTACTTGCAAAGGCCTTATACAAATTCGTTGCACTGTTTTTTACATTTTCAATCTCAGCTTTTGTATTATTAAAATTAGTTTTCATATCTTTAACTGTTTTTGATACATTAGATATTGATTTAACTACATCATTAGCTTTATCTCCAATATTTTCAAAGGATCTTTCCCCACTATTATCTGTACATGCTTGTATAAAATTAGAAACAGCTGAGGTTGTATTTCCTATTGCGTCTCTTGTATTTTTAACACTACTTTCAAGTTTATCTACTGATTCTGCTGCTTTAGAAATTGCTTTCACACTTTCTGATGCTTTTGAAGCTACAGGTGATAAACTATCAATTGCCTTTTGAGCTTTTTGAGCTCCATCAACAACTTTTAATAATGCTGAATCTAGTTCAAACGCCATTAATCATCACCTCCTGGATACAAAGCTTCCATTTGTTTCATTTTTTCTTCAACTTCCTGTTCAATAAAAGCACTGATGATAATCTTTTCTCCAAATCCCCTATTAATTGTTTCTGCTGGCCACTTATCATGAAGTTTCCAGCAGTAATATAAGAGATTTACAGTTTCATCAGTGCTTATGAGTTTTTTATATCTTCTTTTTTGTTAGTAGATTCTACTCCTGAAATTTCACTTACAGTATCTGCTAAAATATCAACTTCACCAGGTAAGAAGATCTTATTCATAAGTTCCTTTGGAGTTGGAGCTTTAAAGTGCTTCATAAGTTCTTCTGATCTAAGTTCTGGCACTCCTGCAAGAACAGTTTCTATCTTTGCTTGTGCTGTAGCAAAACCTTGAATATTTCCTTTCTTATCAACTTGTAATACTCTTTCTTGAATTTCATTGTATCTCTCCATAGAAATTGCATTACATGTAAAAGTAATTTCCTTATTTCCTAGCTTAGCAAGCTTAAGCTTTACTTCCTTTGATGGTATTTCGATTTTACCTGCATCTATTTTTAATAATTGTTCAACTAAATTCATAACTTTCATCTCCATTTTCTAAAATTAATTTAAATCAAAAAACCTCACTATTTAGTAAGGTTTTTTGTGCTTTTGGTATTACAAATTTTTAGAACCTCAAAATTTTTATTGAGGTTCAATCATATCTAAGAAATCATAGCCTGAAAAAGTGAATGGAAGTGATTCTTCAACATTCTTTTTAACTTCCCAGTCTGCTATTGTTAACTCATCAAAAGTAACATCCTTAAGTACAACTCTTTCTGCTCCTAACGCATCTGGATCAGCCAATTTTGATATTATAGTACATACTGTTTGCTTTCCTTGTTTAATGTTATCCTTCATTAAAATTGCCATTCTTGATGATACATGATGCAATTTCAAGGTTCCTTTTCCTTCTATCCCTGTTACTTTGCTTCTCTTCCATAAATCTCTTGTAAAATTAACATCTACCTTTGTTAATGTAACCTTTGCTTGAAGAGCTGATACTTCTGAAACGTACTCTCCATTAATCCATACTTCTCCCCATGTTCCGTTTATAACTTGTTTTGCTTGTGCCATTATAACCGCCTCCTATATATATATTTGAAATTTAATATCTTCAATTGCATCTAAAATAACAGCTTGTCCTTTAAGAAATACTTGAGAACCTGTGTTACTTTCTTTTATTTCTTGATCTTTCATACTTGATAAATCTGTTCCTTGACTCTTTAAATAAACCTTTTGAGCCTCTAAATCAATTTCTGCTTTATTTTGACCTTCAATGCTGCTATCAAGTAAACCATCTAATTCTAAACCTTCAAAATATCCATTAATAGCAGTAATAAGTAAACACTTATGATCATAGTCATTTGGATATTTACCAATATAACTATCTTCAGCTGTTGTCTTAATATCATCATGAATTAAATCCATAATGTCTACGATTTTAATTTTCTTAAAATCATCACCTTTGTTTTCAATTGTAGTAACAAAGCTGTTTACTGCTCTATCAATTTTTACTTTCTTTCCATCATTAAATAAGATTAATTTTCCAACATCAACAGCTGCATCTCTTTCTTCTTTCTTTAAATGTGGCACATCAATTACTTCTGCAAGTGGTGCAAAAGTAGCACTAATAGTTAGTGGTGTGCCAGCAAGCATCCCTGCAATTCTTGAACAATATTCAGCTGCTGTATAAGTTTTGTTTGCAGTTTTAATATCATCAGTACAGAAATTAATTACGCCTTCATTGTCTGCTGGACAATGTGGAAGCACTGCTTTCACTTTAATATCCTTAGTACTTCTTAGTTGCTTTATCCAAGTAGCAAAATCTGTTGCTCTTGAAGTAGTATTTGCTTCTGTATCAGGCTTACCATCCACAGTTAGGCCAATTCCTGGAACCACTACATAATCCCATTTAATAGTTTCTAAGTAGCTTTGAGCTTCTGAATAATCAGTTGCATCTGCTTTTTCTATATAAGCAATGACTTGTTTAGGTGGATTTTGATAACCTATCATTGCAAGTCTAATTTGTTCTTTGCTAAAATCTGATAATCCTTCTGGAATTTCATCTATAGTTTCCATTTTAATTGGATTGCTATAGGTTGCTGGCATAGTGTCTTTTAAAATAAGTACCACTATCCCTCTTTCTCCTCTTTTAATTGCAGTAATACCTGCTTGCTTAAATACAATTTGTATTGATGGTTCTCCCATTTTTTATTCCTCCTTAAAAATTAAATTTAACTTTTTCTGCTTTTGGGCTTTCAGGAGTATTAAAGATTCTATCTTGTGTAAAGTCTATTTTAAGCTTTAGGTGAACCTCTGTATTCTTTGTTCTACCTCTTAGCTTTCTTATCTTTGCAGCTCTATCCAAAACCTTTATATACCCACTGCTAAAAATTTCTCGCATTCTATCAAAAACTTCATTTTGTGATACCAAGTCCACATTCATAAGTTCATCTAGTGGTGGAAAATAAATTATCTTTATAGTTATTACATTCAAATAGCTATTTCTATTTAAATCCTTCTGCCTACTAGTAATATAGCGAATAAAAAAAGAAGGTCTTATAAAATCCTTCTCTGTCTTTGATAAGTATACTTTTGTACTTGGAAAGTTTTCAACTAACATATTGTTAATTGAATTTACTAATTCATTAATCATGAATCGCCCCCTAAAATACATATTTTATTTTACTTTCTTGGTCTTGCATACATGGATAATAACTTCTAGTATCCCTTCTTCTGCTCTCCCTTATCATTTATTTACTTTAAACTACACAGCAAAAGCCTCTCCCCCTTTACATTAAATTTTTGTACAAAAAAGTACCTAGTCTATGGATTAAACTAGATACTTTAAAAAGGTATTAAGTTATGAGAGGAAACTATCTTTTGTTCCCACTTACTATTATAAGGCTTATAAATATCAAATTCTTATACATTTCCTCTAGCTTTTCTATAATTTTCTTATACTTTTTCAATAAAATGATTTTTAGGCTTGCTTTGATATAATGTTTTTAATACACTCAATGTAGTATCAACTGTACAATAAAATATAATAATTATTGCTTATTTAAGCTTGTCAAAATGCTATATTCTTCTTATATAGCACCTTTAACCTCATCTGTGGTATTAGAATCCTTTGTTATATCAGTATTTAATGCATATTTACTTTCTGCTAATTGCATTAGCTTAGTATATTCATCCTGTGTAATAATATTGTAAGCAAAAAATACGTTTAATTTCTTTTCTATCTCCTCTGCGGAATCATAAAATTTGTTATTAATTAGATTTTCCATGATTAAACCCATTTTACTTTCCTCCATCTTTTAATAATATTTGTTCTTTTAAATCTGTCAATTGAGCTTGAGTTTCTAATAATTGTTGTTTTAATTGCTCTGTTTCACTTATTTTAAGTGATTGACTAATTATACTTTTATAATTTTCCTCTGCTGTTTTTGTAATTTCAGCAAAATGTTTTATTTCTCCGTCAATTTCCTCACTTGAAAAAGTTGCTTCTGCTGTATATGTTACGCCGTTGATTTCATAAATCATTGTTAGATATTCGTCATACTTTACTTTCATTTTTCTTCCCCCTTAGTCTATGCAACGATAGGTTGTGTGTAGATGTACCCAATCATTAGCATTAGGTAAATTTCCATTCATATGAACATTACCATTTGATTCTATCCACATCTGAGGTGAGATATTTATATTCCCCGTCGAACAAGGAACTATCAGCCCAGATACTGGTAAAAATCCTGATGGTAACTGAAGTATCTGTGAGGCATTTGGGGTGGCATTACATATCATCAAGTCTATGGTAACAATATTCCCTACCTTATTTAATTCCCTAGCCCCCCAGCCATTCCAGAAGTTCCAACCATTATATAATGTAGTAATCGATATCTGCTCTACATGGGCTACGCGCTTCCATGCATTATATGTTCCCCCACTAGAACCACGCCAGTACATTGGTCTATGTGAATCGCCTGCAAATGGTATCGCAATCTGTCCCTCATACCCATTTTCGTCATAATGATGACTTGCAAAAATATGCCACCACCAGTCTTGAATTAAAGAACCATCTGACTTAGGTAACCCATCACCAGTATTAGTATATATACCTGAAGGTAAATACGCATTATTAATTTGCGTAGCTGTTAATCTTTTAGTTTGTGATAAATTTGATGCATGTATACCATCTACCATATCAGCATTTAAATTAGCATTAACCACCCCATTTGATACAGGAATATTACCACTAGAATTTCCAGCATCATAACCATCAACTTTATCAGCATTCAAATTAGTTTGTACAGTTCCAGTTTTGTATGCCACATCCGACAATTGTGCAGTAATCTTGTCTAATCTGCCATCTAAATCACTCTCCCCGCCTCTAGCCTTTTCAACCTCTGCCTTAAGGTTTGTCACATTTTTAGATAGTGCTGTAATATCTCCAAAGCTTTCCATAGCAGTTATATTTGCTTCTGCTCTTACATTTTCAGCATCTAAATCAGTTTTAGTAATATTTGCTGCTGTATTTATATCTGTTAAATCATTAGTAGTCGCAATTGCCTTATCATTTACAGCAGTTAAATCTGCTTTGGTTACATTTGCTGTTGTATTTAATTTATCCAGATCTGCTTTTGTTGCTAATGCATTTGCATTACTTTTATCTAAATCAGTTTTAGTAATATTTGCTATTGAATTACTTGAATCTAAGTTACTTTTAGTCGTATTAGCTTCCGAGTTACTTGCATCTAAGGCAATTTTGGCTGCTGCTGCATTTGTATTTGACGTGTCTAAAGCTGTTTTTGTAACTATTGCATTATTATTACTTGCATCTAAATTATTTTTAGTTGCATTAGCCGTAGCATTTAAGGTATCTAGCGCTGTTTTTAAAGTATTTCCTGCTGAGATTGTTGTATTTAAGTTTGTATTACTTGTATTAGCATTATTTGTAGTTACAGCTAAGGCTGTATTAGCATCTATTGCTTTATTTATATTTTCAAAGAAACTGGCTGCTTTATCTAATTTATTTTCTAATTCGTCCATAAGTGTATAAGTTGCTGTACTTATAGTTCTTTCATTTTCTAGTACACTAGGGATTACTTTTAAAGTTAAATTAAATGTAGCCTTCTTTTCGCCTGTTTTTGTATTGATAAATTGTAATTCTATTTTGGTAGTTCCACTTGTAGTTGTAAGTTGTTCGTCAGGTATTATTGTTACAACATTTTTATTTATTGTATATTGAGTATCTTGGATAAGCAGCATATTATCAGCTTTCATTGCTTTTAATCTAACCTTATAATTAGTTAACTCTGCTTGCAATCCACCATCAAATATATTAAAAATCAAATGAAGTATATCTAGCTGTTTACAATTTGCATATACGTTTAAATTTTGTTTTAAATCTAAGTTTGTTTCTAAAGCATGTATATCACTCATTTTTTCATTCCTTTCTTATTGTTACTTTCTTATAATAAAGAGTTATAAAGAATACTATAAATACTACTTAGTTATCTAGACTATATTCTCTACATAAAAATAGCGCCTACTTTTTTTAGTAAGCACTTATTCCTCAAGTCTTTTATTTATTGTACTTTCTATGACTGTTATGGCATTTAATACATTTTCATCTAGCACAGCAAAACTTTCTTTTAAATTAGATTTAGTAACATTTCCTTGTTCATCAACTTCGCTAAATGTATAAGCTATCTTTTTTCCTACATCGCTATTTATAACAGCGAACCCAGTTAATATTTTCATTTTAAATCCTTCCCTTCTAACAATATATTTTCAGTATTAATTACCTCATCTTTTAGCAAACTTTCTACCTTTATAAGATTCTCAACATCATCTTTTAAATTTATTTTCTCTTCAAGCCTTACATTTTCATAACCTTTTCTTTTCGCTTTTATTTCCCATGCAAACTTTGTTTCATTTTCTCCATACACTATAAAATAATTTGGATATCTATCAATTTTGGAAATGCCGCCATTATAAATTTGAGTAAAAACTTGATAACTTATATCAGTATTAACACATTCCTTAAATATATCTTCAAAAACAATGATGCATTCACCATTTCTTATAACACCTTCACCAATATCTCCAAAATAATATTCTGCTGTCTCATAAGCTGTAATTCTTCTTTTCCCATAGTTTAAGGTATTTTGAAGACAAGGTTTGCTCCCCTCTACATCTAAGTCTCCTCCAACCCATAAATCTTTATCTACATCCAAGTCTCTATTAAAAACTGAATACATGCTAACATTTAAATTACTACCAATATAAAGATCATCAGGAATAAATAATGCTGTTTTTCTAGAATGTGCTTCTATCCTGCCTGTATAACCATTTTCATTTGATATCTCCAAGCCTGTACTGTCAATTAAGCAATAAGTGTCTTCATCATTTCCTGAAACTTCAAAACCTCTTACTGCTCTAGCATAACCTCGCTTACTTACATTAAAAACCGTTTCTCCATCATGTCTAATTCTAAACTTACCATCATTAATGGTTATTCCATCACCATTAATTTGAGTATAACCATCAGAAGCTCCGCTAAAAGCAACCTTAAAAGCATCTTTATTTAATTCCCAAGAACCTTGAGTATTTCCGCCTTGTACTACAGCATTTATTTTATTTGCATTTTGAGTTATGCTTGATTGCAAATTATTTTTAGTATCTAAAGCTTCCTGTCTTATTTGACTAGCAGTTTGATTTATAGAAGTTTGTAACTGATTTTTGCTATTTGTTGCTTCTGTTCTTAAGGTATCTTCTGTTAATTTTATTTGAGTAGCCAAAGTATTTTGCATACTTTCTACTCTCAAAGTTATTTCTTGTTTAGCCGTTTCAATTTGTTTAACTGTAGTATTTATAATATCTGCTATATCTTGTTTGGCGAAGCCAATTTCTAATTTAATATATTTATTTGACAATACATCATAAACAGTTTTATTTATCCTTCCAGTTAAATCTAAATTCAATAGCTTATGCTTTATTTCTACTAAATCCCCTAAGCTTGTGGTTTCTAAAATAGCATATTCTTTATACTCTTCTGTTTTTCCAAGTGTCACTAAATCAACTGAATAATTAAAATTAATTTGATCAAATTTTTCCTCTGCAAACATCTTGCTGCAAATATCCCTTATAAGTTTATAAGCTTCTACTTCTGTTACCTCATTTGAAGCTTTTTCACCTTTACCATCCCAAATTTTTAACTTTAATTCAATCTCTTTAAAATATTTTTTCTCATAATTATTTACCTTTGGAGATTCTACATAATATTCTGGAAGTCTTAAGTCTCCCACTTTTGGTATTAGAACAGTTACTAAGTCTGTATCATCTATAGTTTCTTTTATAGAAGCTATATTTTTACCATATGAAATAGTAAATCCATTATTTAAGCCTCTACTGTCAACTATGTCTATTGTATTATTGTTTATTATAAATTCTCCGCCATATTCACTTAAAATACTATTTTCTTTACCTATTAAAGCTTCTAATGCAGAACCTTCTTTAACATCAACTATTACATTACTAATTGCATTATTATCTAGATTTCCAACAGTAAAATTATTTTTTTCCAAAGTATTAGCTAAAATATACTGTATAGCTTCCTTTCTTGTTTTACCTGCAATTGTCATTTTCCTTACTCTATTTGCTCTTAAATCTGCAATAAGTTTAGTTTCTGCATATACTATTACTTTACTTGATGTCTTTTCAACTTTTCTTATTCTAAACTGCTGTTCAGATCTAGTATCTTTCATAGGACAAGTAATTATATTACCTCTGACTATATATTTACTAATTCCTTTTGTATCTCGTAGTGGATACTCCAAGTCCAACGTAAATTCACCATTGATTATTTCTGTTATTTGACATTTAGTACACTCACTTAAAATCCATTGATTACCTTTAAAATTCTTTTCTGTACTCTCCCACAGTCTAATCATTATATCACTCTCCAATTTGGAGTCACCTCTATTTTTGTAACATTTCCACTCCAAGAAATAATGTTTTTACCTGGATCAAAATATGGGAAATCACCCTCCATTAATTTTCCTTTACCATCTAATACTTCTTCTATTTCAGAGGCTATTGTTATGGAATCATATAAATTAGATAAAGTAAAAACTCTACCATTTATATTTATAGTAATGTTTCCACTACCATAAATAGTTATAATAGGTAAAGCTTTATGATTTCCAAAATTATTTAATATTGTTCCATTGGAATTTATAATATTTTTATTTCTTCCACTTATAAAATACCTAAATGGCTGACATCTAAATTGTATCAGAAAATTATACATTTGATTTTTTATTATCTGTTCAAGAGGAATTTGATTACTGATTCTTGCTTTATAATAAAAGCCTTCTTCATTACTAAAAGTTACTTCTCCATTGCCTCTAAGCCAACTACAGATAGAATATGGATCATCACCAAAATAATCTGCTTCAACTTTTTTAGTTTCACCACTATAGCCTTTGAATTCTGTTAAAAATCCATCTCTGCCCTCTATTGTAATTTCCTTTGTATTTTCAGCACTTAAAGAAACAGGTGGTAAAGATATTACCTTAACACCCATATCATCAGAGCTTATTCCATTCCATATAAACATTTTACCACCCTTTCTATACTAATTTTCTCTTACTTAAAAATGCAATTTCTTGTGCTAATTCTTGTATACTCTGCTTATCTGTTCCATTAAAGTTTTCTATATTTACATTTATTCCATTATCATTATTGTTAGTTATTCCTTGTGTATTAGCTCCTGCTTCCTTATTAGCTGATGCCACAATTCCTGCAGTAGTTCTTGCAGTTTCAAAACCTACACTAGCCTTTAATCTATCAGTTAAATTTGATACATTATAATCCAACTGATCTTCCAAATTCGGTGTTTCAAGTTCAATACCAACACCAATACCTTTTATTATATTTTTACCTATTTGATCTCTGAAAACTCTTGACGGTGAATGTATATCTAAATTATCTTTAAAACCTTGTACAAAACTATCACAAAGACCTCCAATCCACCCAGTCATACTATCCCAAGCATTTTCAATTCCTTGTCTTATACCCTCAACTATATTACTTCCTATTGAAATCATTTGGCTTGGAAGATTAGAAATTGTATTAACAATTCCTGCAACCACATTTCCTGCTGCAGTTGTTGCTGTACTTAGCATACTTCCTCCCCAAGTTACTAAATTACTTAAGGTTGAATCTAGCCAAGTCATCACTTGTGTTGGCAGTTGCATAAAAAAGTTAACTATCGAGGTTATTATACTTTCTGCTGTAGTCGTTGCGGTTGTAAGCATACTACCTCCCCAAGCTACTAAATTGGTTAAGGTTGCATCTAGCCAAGCCATTATTTGAGTTGGAAGCTGCATGAAAAAATTAATTATTGAAGTTAACATACTTTCTGCTGCTGTTGTTGCTGCTATCAGCATATTACCTCCCCAAGCTATTAAATTGGTCAAGGTTGTATCTAACCAAGTAGCTATTTGAGTTGGAAGCTGAGCAAAAAAGTTAACTACCCCTTCTATCCAAAGGGGTACATTAGTTGACAAATATTCCCAAGTACTTACACACCAGTTTACTATAATTGCTAATACTTCTCCTAAGCCATATGCCATTTGATTAGGTAATTCTGCAAGAAATGCTCCTATAGATTCTATCCATGCTGGTATTGCTTCTGTGAAAAACCCTACAATAAGATTCCAACCATCGCTACACGATTGAGCTACACTTTGCCATAACTCTCCAAAAAATGCGGGTAAAGTTTCTGTAAAAAAAGCTACTACTGAATTCCATCCATCACTACATAGCTGATATACAGTTTCCCACAAGGTTCCAAAAAATTCTGGAACTGTTTCTGTAAAAAATTCAACTAGACTGTTAAAAGCTTCTGGAATTGTTTCTGTGAAAATTAAACAAATACTATCCCATACTGTAGCTGCCGCTTCTGAAATTGCAGTCCATGAACCTATTATAAATTCTCTAAAACCATCACTTGTGTTCCACAAATAAATTATTCCTGCTATCAGTCCAGCTATTCCGGCTATTATAATCCCAACAATATTAGCATCCATTGCTACATTCAGCAACCATTGCGCTACTGTTAATCCTTCTTCTGCCTCCTTAGCTTTATTAAATGCCTCAACCATCCCCTGAACTAATTCTACTGCTTTGAAAACTTCAAGTGCAGTCCCAATTCCAATGATTCCAGCTGAAACCAAATCACTATTACTAAGAAGCCAGCTAAGCCCATCTACAAGTGCAGGTAACGAATCTTTAACCACAGCATCTACACGTTCTGCAAAACCTCCTAAATTTTCAGCTATTGCTTGAACTTTTGAAGATATTTCATCAGAGCCTAAAGCCTCCTTTAAAGCATTTGCCATGTCATCTAAGCTCGGTAAGACCTTCTCTGCTATGGGAGTCACAAAAGTTTCCTCCAGTGTACCTTTTACCTTATCCTCCAGATCCTTAAGTCCTTTTTCAAAACTACTTGTATCAATAGACGTATCAATTTTAATCGAATTTTCTGCCATTTATTCACCACCTTTCCTAAGACATAAAATAAAAACTCTTATAATATTCCTCTTAAATCCCCATTTCCCATCAAAGCTTCTTCTATAGCATTAATTTTTTCTATTTCATTTTTGGATTTTGGAATTTCATAAAGTTTTTTCATTTTTCTATAATATTCTTTTTGTTCTTTAGACATTTTATTATCTATGGTCATTGCTCTATAACCCATTATTTTAACTATCTCATTATCTTCCTTAAGGGCTTTAAACATAGCCTTAAATTTCCACCAATGAAGCTCCTCTACATCCTGAAGATCAAAAGCATATTGATCTAAAAAAGCACTATAAATATATTCATCATCATACTCAAAGGAATAAACTTTTTCACTCTTGCCAGTACTACTTTGAGATTTCTGACTTTTTATATCCTTGCCTCCTTGATAAAACCATAATGCCTTATCAATTGCTTCATTAATATTCTTATCAATATCTTTAGGAATAACAGGATAGTAGAGTTCTAACGTTTTAATAATCTTCTCCTTATCACTAAGTACTTCATCCTGTATCATCATTTCAAAAAGAATAGAAGTGCGGAAATCAAAATTTATTTCATATTCTGTGCCTGATATCTCTACTGACTTTGGCAATAAGTCAATTAAAATGTTCATTATTTTACCTTAGTTCTACGTTTAGCTCTATCCGAAGAGTATTTAGATGAAATAGTATTTAATTCTTCTTCTGATTGTTTTATCTGCTCAGAAATTCCATTTTTCAATTCATCAAATGCCTTCAAGCAAATTAATAAGTTGACCTTCTCTCCAAAAATCTTTTTCGCTGTACCTTCTCCAAAAAGTTCATTAAAACAATTAAAGACAGCATTACATTGTTTCCTAATTGCAGCAGAAAGCTTAAGGCCTTTTGAATCTTGAGCTTCCTTTATAACTTTATCAATTGTTTTCTCATACTTTTCAGAACTATCTGCATCAAATATATCCAATTGTCCTATTTCTACATTATTAATAATCATCTAAATTCCTCCTCAAATATCTCTTAAGGCAAATGAAAAAAATAACAAGTCTACAAATACCATTTTTATTTTTAATCAAGTGATCTATTAATATGGTATATAAACTTGCTATTTTTGAAGATGCCTAAATAAATTCTAATTATATTTATTTTTCTTAATCTTATTCTAAAGTTGTATTAAAATAAATTATTACTATAGTATTTAAAATTTATTCTATACAGCTGGAATAAACTTCTTTGTAGTAACATCAAAAGTCCCAAATTTTATATCTCCAATACCAAGTAAATTACCTGTTGCTCCCATTTGTCCATCATTATTATCAAAACTTGCAACTTCTATTGCCACTCTAAATTTTCTAGCTTCGTATTGACCTTCTGTAGTCCCCTTTTTGTCCAAGTCAACAATAATATAGTCAGTTTCACACTCTGCTCCAACCAACTGTTTTTCACCAACATTACAAATAAAATCAACTGCTTTTTCATCTCTTATTTGATCTGTAACATATGCTGTACTCCAATCATATCCAACTATACTTTTAGTTGCTGATTTATCATTTACATATTTCTTAGATGCTGTTTGAGCTGCTGGAGTTTCATTTAAATCCGTAAATCCAGCACCCATTAATACATATTCTTCTGTATCCTTCCCTACATTTAGATAATTTGCAAAACTCTTTCTTTGTTTAATTGTTCCCATTATATTTTCCTCCTAAATAATTAATTGTTAATTCATTTTTGGGTTAATAATCAAGAATCCTCTTCATTCAACAACACATTAATCCCCATAACAAAAAGTACCTAGCCTATGGGGTAAACTAGATACTTTTTTAAACTGTATTTGATTTATAAAAGGGATTTATCTTTTCTTCCCACTTACTATTATAAGACTTCTAAATATCAATTTCTTATACACATCCTCTAGCATTTCTATAATTTTCTTATAATTTATCTATAATAGTGATTTATCGCAAGTAATCATATGGAGATTCATGTAGTCAAAAACATTATATAAATGAATTTAACTAATGTTCAAAGTTATAACTTCTTAAAATTAAACAAAAAAATATAGGCAGAAATATCCACCTATATTGATTAATAATTTATTCAATTTAACAGATATACTTTTCCATTTTCCCAGCTGCTTGTTTCTCTAACTGCTTGATTCTTTGATATGATAAATTCAATTTATCCTGAACAACATAATACTTTCTATGTTCTATATGCACAACACTTATTATTTCTTTTTCCTCCTCTGTCAATATAGTTATTGCATTATCGATCCTTTGCAATTCTCTTTTTTTAGCTGCCTTTTCCCTATATAATTCCTCTTTCTTTTCCATAAGTATCTCAGCCTGCTGTTCCACGCTAGAGGTGAACTTATTAGTCTTTCCTGTTTTTTCACCCATACCTTGTCCACTTACACCAAGTATTTCTTCTTCTAATTCTTGAACTCTTATATCTATATATCCTATATCCGCTAGAATTTCTTTGTATCTTCTTATTCTATCTAATGTGTTATTCATATATACCCCTCCCAACAAATAAACCATTCTTTTAACGATTAATCTCTAAATTAATTAACCTTCCAATTGTTTAATTCAGTTCTAATCCATATTAACTTACTTCTTAACACCTCAATTTCCATTCTTAAATTTTCTAAACCATTCTTGCAGGAATAATAAGCACTTTCTGCTATATCCCTTTGTAATCTTAATTCTGCGACCTCTTCATTACCCTTTACCAATTCCATTATTAATGTAGCAGGATATTTTTCTGATTTAAGCTTCAATATTTCAACAGCTTGCTTTATTCTATAAGCTTTTTCTGCTTTTGCTCTCCTTAAGCCTAACGTCTTTAACTCTGTGCTTCCCTTATCTAATGCAACAATGCATAAATTTAAACTTTCAATTATTCCTTGTGAATTCATTACGTGTACCTCCAAATATACATTTTTCTTATCTATTAAAATATCTACTTACATGCTTACTGGTTTAAGCATCCAATTAACATAATACTTATAAGTATCACATCTCATTTCATCCAATTCTTCTTTTTCCTCTTCTGAATACCAAGTAAAGTTTTTAATTTCTATTGCTTCTGCTTTACACATTCCCTCATTATAGTTAACACAAGTTTTTGCTCCACACTTAACTAACAATTTAAATTCCTCCCTCTATTCGATATAAATAATGTTCATCTTCCCACCACTACAATCTCTATAGAAAGTTAATATAATTTCATATTTCCAATTTATTTATTATGTTATCCTTTAAAATTTCATTGCCTCTATTTTTTATTTTAATCCAATTAGTCATACTGATTATTATAAGTATATTATTTGACTGTGCCTTAGCCTGTTATCTTTAGATCCTTGAATATCTCATCTGTTGTGCAACTATAAGTAATTGAAAGTCTCTTTATTAATTGCGAAGAAGGAGTTAACCTTCCTTGTTCTAATTTGTAAAAGGTACTTTTACTTATTTTTAATAGTTCTATAACTTCATCAACTTCAAGACCTGCATTTAATCTTCTTAATCTTATTGGCGTTAATTTCAT